GCGGTGGGCTGTAGAAATGGACGATGCAATCAAAGCCCTTGGTTGGGAAGACCGAGTACAGGTCGTGGCAAATATCCACGATGAACACCAGTACGAGGTCGATGAAGAGATCGCTGAGGAAGTCGGCAAGTTGTCCATCGAGTGTATCAAACGTGCGGGTGAATACTTCGCAATTCGTATGCCTCTCGATGGCGAAGCTAATGTTGGAAACAATTGGAAGGAAACTCACTGATGAAGATCATTGTACCACATTGTGAATGGGACATCGGACTCTCGCCCGCATACCGGACCGAGGAAGGCTTCAAGAAGGACGCAATCGAACTACTGAAAAGCAGTGGGATCGAGGAGACCTACGAAGAGTGCTTCGCTGATGGGTTGATTGGTTTTGACGAAGAGGAGCTTGGTGCCTGAGATGCCATTTGTCCTCAAAAACGAGAAGGGGGAGTACCTGAAAGGGCGCTCCTCTTGGAACATGGAGATGACATCTGACCTCCTACAGGCACGTGTCTACCCAACCTCCGGTGCGGCGAACAACTCGCGCAACCGAACGCCTCGTTATGGGGGCAAACCAACTTGGGGTCACCTCAAGGTCCAACCAATTACCATCATGGAGGTCTCCGAATGATCCACGATCTGAACAAGGTACCCGACGGTATCAAGATGTGCGCCCCAACCGGCTCACGGTACATCTGTGATCCTCCTCCGATGGACACCGACGAGGACTATGTGGTTCTCGTTCAGAGCTTCACCGAGTACGCCCAGAACCTTCTCGATCAGGGCTGGACGGTTACGGTGGACGACGAGGCTTACGATAGCCTCAGCGACGGGGAGGATGCTTACTCTTTCATCACCGCTCGTAAGGGTGAAATGAACCTCATCATCTATGCCCATCAAAAGGGCTTCGACCGCTTCGTAGCTGCTACCGAGGTCTCTAAGCGGATGAACCTTTTAGATAAGGGTGACCGCGTTCAGGTCTTCATCCAGTTCTGCCGAGGAGATTATGATGCGGAGTAACCTCCCAACCAAGCGCACCGTTCTGGTGAACACAAAGTCCGTCGCGAGTTTCATCGCGGCGACCGCTGCCCAACAGCAACTCGACGCAATCCTCCACACCCACAACAAGGAACTCCGTCATGAACGCGAAGACACCAAAGCCCAGCAAGACGCCAGCCAGTTCCTCTGGGGCCAAGACTTCGACATCGAACCCGACGTCTGGGAAGAGTTCGACACCAAGTACACCTGACGCCTGCGAAGGCTGTAAGTTCTTCACACAGTCCAAAATGCAGACAGAGTATGGCGTGTGTCGTCGATACCCCATCAGTGGCAACAAGCACTTCACGGAATGGTGTGGGGAGTTCTCAGCATGAAACGTATTCCAGCACTGACCATCGCCCGACGCCTCCCGTTTGCGATCCTCCTGTGGCCGCTCCTCTACGTCTGCACCTTCTTGGTCCTTCTGGGTTGGGGGAAGAATGCAGCAGACGACTTCTGGTGGTCAATCACCTAAACGAAAGGATACTGACATGGGTAGAACCATTCTGATCGACGCCGACATCTTGGCGTTCCAAGTGGCCTCTTCTCAGGAACAGGTCTTCGACTTCAACGGTGAACACGTACTCCACGCAGACCTCAAGAAGGGCATCGAGGAGGTCAAGAGCGCCCTCGAGCGGGTTCTCGAGACCACCGACAGTGACGACGCCTCGTTGTTCCTTACAAGCCCCAACAACTTCCGCAAGACCGTCCTCGCCTCTTATAAAGGCAACCGGACGAACACCCGACGTCCCATGATCCTTACCGGCCTCCGTAACTGGATGCTCGAGAACACTCGGTGTTTCCTCGAAGACACCCTCGAAGGTGATGATCTGATCGGCATCCACGCCACCATGCCCCACAAGGGCGAACGTGTGGTTTACAGCGCTGACAAAGACCTTCGGACAGTTCCCGGTTTACATTGGGATAGCGAGGATGGAGAGGTGATCGAAGTGTCTCGCAAGGACGCTGACCGCTTCTTCCATGAGCAGATTCTGACGGGTGACCCGACAGACAACTACGCGGGCTGTCCCGGTGTTGGTAAGGTTGCTGCGACGGAAATGCTCGAGAACCCCTTCAAGTGGGTCGAGGAGAAACGCATCCTCAAGTCAGGTCCCAACAAGGGCGAGGAGCGCGTGACGTGGAAGAAGGAGCCTGTCGAGGTTCGCAACTTTAGCGACCTGTGGTCTTGCATCGTCAGTGCTTACCAAAAGGCAGGCCTCAACGAGAAGGATGCACTCCAACAAGCCCGCTGCGCCCGTATTCTTCGACACGGCGAGTACGACTTCAAAGCAAAGAAAGTGATCTTATGGACACCCAACTAAAACTCGCCTTCATGGATGATGATATTCTCTACGCTGCCAGCCCAAAGTTGGTGGCATTCGCAGGCCGTGCCGGTTCCGGTAAGTCGGTTGCTGCCGGTGTTCTTATGGACGCCGGTTACAAACGTGTGAAGTTCGCTGACGGTCTCAAGGGTATGCTTTCGTCCCTTTATACGACTGCAGGCCTGTCCACTGACGATATACACAGGCGTCTAGAGGGTGACCTCAAGGAAACCCCAGACCCTATCCTCCAATGGTCCTCCCCTCGTCGTGCAATGCAGTTATTGGGGAACGAATGGGGCCGCGAACTGATCCACCCCGAGATTTGGGTACACATCTGGAGCAACGCTGTGATGACTGCGTTTTCACAGGGGTACAACGTGGTCGTGGATGATATCCGTTACGAGAATGAAGCCAACGCGGTGAGGTCACTCCACGGCAGCGTCGTCCATATCCAACGGGAGAACACAACCGTAGCGGTGAGTGATCACCCAAGCGAACAGTTTGACTTCGAGATGGACTTCAAGGTGTCAAACGCAGGCACCGAAGAGAATTTCATCGAGGTGGTTAGGGAGTTGTTCCTATGAAGCTTCTATTTGATGCTATCTTCGTGGTCCTCTTCGTGTTCTCCTTCGTGACCCTCTCCGAGTTCCTGAAAGACAGAGATGCACCCCTGACCCAACCTTGGGAGTGCGTCAACCACGGCACACAATGCGAAGCGTTACAAGTAGAGCGCGACGTGTAGCCATAGGAGGGTAGCGCCCTCTTCCAGACCGTAAGGACAACGGTGACAGGCGGGGAGAGACCCGCACAATTATTCAGATAACAGCGCGACGAGGACCATGCCCAGAAGCTTGGCCGCTGTTTAAGCAGACTACTCAGATTGAAACACTTGGACCTCTGCAGGGGTCGCAGGGCGTCTGCACTCATATTCATACACACACCAAAGGAGGCCTCATGAGGTTCAAATGTAATTTCTGTGAGCGCCACATCGATCACCAACTCTGGGGGCAACCCAAGATAATCTGCTATTGCGGCGCGAAGTACATCAAGGAAGTTGTGGTCACCGTCCGAGAAGACAAGTGACCCCAAAGGAGCGCCAAGTGTGGCTCCGCATCCGCCTCTCGATAGCGGCCTATGCCTACGAGTTTGAGAACGACAGTATCATGACCGACGCTGAGTTCGACAAACTGTCCCTCGAGATCAACCCCACAGTCACTACCGGCAACCGCAAGATGGACCGGTTCTTCGAGACCAAATTCGACCCCTCGACAGGGAGTTGGATATGGACACACCCAGAACGCCCGAGGATCAAATCGCTTTACGAAAAGCATTGGGCCAACCGAAAGGACACATGATGTACGATTACACAAACGATCAAGTAGAATTCAAGGGCTGGCCCAAGACCACACGTATCAAGGGGAACCTGATCACGATCACCGAGAAGATCGACGGTACCAATGCTTGCGTTATCGTAAGGGATGGACAAGTTGTGGGGATGCAATCTCGCAACCGCATGATCAAACCCGGGGATGATAATATGGGGTTCGCCTTCTGGGTCCACGAGAACCGAGACGAACTCGCCCAACTGGGTGATGGTTACCATTACGGTGAGTGGGCAGGCCCCGGCATCCAACAGAACAAGCACAACTTCCCGTCAAAGCAGTTCTTTTTGTTTAACACGTTTCGTCCTGCAGACACCCTCCCATCCTGTGTGAAGCAGGTTCCGATCTTGTTTCACGGGGCATACTCCAATGAGGCTATCGAGGAGACCATGCAGCAACTGTGGGAACACGCAGGGGCCGCGCGGTACATCCCCGAGGGTATTATTATCTACTTCCACACCACCAAAGTGCGCACGAAGGAAACCTTCCTTCACAAGAGCGGAAAGTGGGCAGCATGAGAAAGTACCCGAAAGCTATGATTAGCACCTCCAAACTACTGAACAAGACCACCTGTGGTCCCGAGGGTTTCACTATGTGCGCCCGTCTGTGGGACCGCCGACTGGAAGGATGCGAAGTCTCAAAAGTCCTCGTGTTGGTTGTTGATTGGGTCTTTGAGACCCTGTGTAACGATAAACACCACTGCCGAAAGTCTTGGGTGCTAAATTACATGCAAGCCGCAAGACGTTGATTTATTAGGGGAACCTTCGGGTTCTCCTTTTAACTTAATTACCCCTCCCCTATGAGACACAAAGAGAAAACATTAACATGCTACCAATCCCTGTGATATCGGTTGAGTTGATCACATATCTCGAAAAGATTTGCCCAGATCGTGCTCCTAGTATTGGCACAGAGGACCGCCGTATTTGGTTCGACGCTGGGAAGGTTGATCTCGTGAGACATCTCCGAACCGTTTACGACCAACAAAACGAAACAGTCCTACAAGGAACATAATATGTGTGGTTCACCAACTTACGCACCGCCTCCCCCTCCTCCAGCTCCACCCCCGATGCTCGAACAACTCGCCCCTAAATCTAAAGGGGATACGGAATCGACCGCTGCTCGGAAACGGAAAGGCCTGAGTGCCTACAAGGTGCCGACAGGCAGCGCGGTGGCTCAACAACACACCCAACTCGGCGGTATCCCCACAAAGTCAGGGGCAGCCTGATAAGTAAAGGATACGAAGATGAACGCAGGCACGGCACAATCGCGCTATGAGCACCTCACCGAAACACGTGAGGTTTACCTGCATCGGGCGCGGGAATGTAGCAAGGTCACCATTCCAACACTAATCCGTCCTGATGGTGCTGGTAAGCATTCCAACTTTCCGACCCCATACCAAGGTGTGGGCGCTCGCGGGGTCAACAACCTCGCCTCGAAGCTACTCCTGTCCCTCTTCCCGCCGAACTCCCCGTTCTTCGCCATGCGCGTAGACGACTTCGCTGCACAGGAACTGGCACAAGAAGACGGAGCACGTGCGAAGGTTGATGAAGCCCTCGGGAAATACGAGCGGTCTGTCATGCAGGCTATCGAGAATAGCGGTGACCGGTCGGCCCACTTCGAGGCCCTGAAACACCTGATCGTTGGTGGAAACGTACTGTTGTATCTCCCGAAGGATAAGGGGACCCGCGTGTTCCCTCTGGACCGCTACGTTACCGTGCGTGATCCTATGGGCAACATGGTGGAAACCATCATCAAAGAAGAGTTGTTCTTCGCCTCCCTACCAACCGACCTCCAAGAGATGATCCGTGGGGCAAACCCTGACGACCATGACGTGGCCCCGAAGGCCGAGGTTGATCTGTTTACGGTGTTCACTCGTGAGGGTGAGCAGATCAAGTCATACCAAGAGATCAAGGGTATGCGGGTTCCGAACAGCGAAGGAAGTTGGCCCCTCGATAAGTCACCGATCCTACCATTGAGGTGGACCCGAGTTGATGGTGAGGATTATGGCCGGTCCTATGTTGAGGAGTATCTGGGTGACCTGATCTCCCTTGAGGGCCTCTCGCGGGCTGTACTTGAGGGTGCAGTTGTCGCAGCACGTATGGTCTTCCTCGTGCGTCCTAACGGTCAAACCCGTGCAAAGGACGTCATGCAGGCAGAGAATGGTGCAGCCGTATCTGGATCGCCAGAAGATATCCAAGCGCTGCAGGTTAACAAACAAGCGGATATGTCGGTAGCTCAACAGCAGATTAGCATCATCGTTGAACGCCTCGCATACGCCTTCCTGATGAACAGCGCGATCCAGCGCAAGGGTGAACGTGTCACCGCCGAGGAAGTCCGGTATATGGCCGGGGAACTCGAGGATGCTCTGGGTGGGGTTTATTCAATCCTTTCGCAAGAGTATCAGTTGCCATATGTAAACCGCGTTATCTCCCGCCTCACCAAGGCAAAGAAACTCCCAACACTCCCCAAGGGTGTCGCAATGCCAACCATTGTCACCGGGCTGGAAGCTCTTGGTCGTGGCCATGATCTCAGTAAGTACGATCTGTTCCTACGCGCTCTTGCGCCTCTTGGTCCTGACGTCCTGCAGAGCGAAATGAACGTAGGCGATTATATCACCCGTATTGGTACAGCACTCGGAATTGATCTGACTGGTCTTATCAAGACTGCAGAACAGAAGAAAGACGAGGCTGACCGAACTCAACAACAAGCCCAGCAAGCTCAGATGATGGATATGGCCAAAGGGGCTGTACCCGCTGTCGCAAAAGAGGCTGCTGCGGCAATGGTAAACCAATAAGGAGACCACATGGTCGAAGCGGTAAGTATCAAATCTACTGAAAATAACCCGACCCTCGAAGAGCAGGCGGCTGCACAGGATGCGGCTGCGGCTGCTAAGGTTAAGGCAACCGCAAAGTTGGCTGGCGAGGTTGACGCCCCAGAACGCCCTGAGTGGCTTCCTGAGAAGTTCAAGACCGCCGAAGACATGGCCGCCGCTTACAAGGAATTGGAGGCTGGTAAGTCGGCCCCAAAGCCCGAAGAGAAGCCGAAGGACGAAGCCAAAGAGATCGAAGAAGCCGGTAAGGCTGTCGAGAAGGCTGGCCTTGATATGGAGGCCCTGAGTACCGAGTGGGAAACCGATGGTAAACTCTCGGAAGCCAACTACAAAGCCCTCGAGGCCGTTGGTATCTCACCTGAGATGGTCGAGATGTACGCCAAGGGTATCGAGTCGCAACGTGCGGCCACGGAAGCTGAGATGCTGGCACCGGTGGGTGGAAACATTGAGACCTACACCGAGATGGTCACATGGGCCTCTAACGAACTCTCCGACGCTGAAATCGATAGCTTCAACGCTGTCCTCGAGACCGGTAACACCCCTGCGATCAAACTGGCGGTGGCTGAGTTGGCTGCAAAGTTCAACACGGCAAACGGAGTGGACCCCACAGGTGACCTACAGGGTCGCGTGTCCACCTCAGGGAACTCCCGCTACGAAAGTACTGCTGACCTGATGAAGGACATGCAGAACCCTGAGTACGCCAAGAACCCGGCGTTCCGAGCAAAGGTCGAAGCCAAGCTGGGCCGCTCTAACATCATGTAAGGAACAAAGATGAACTTTGGAAAAGCCCTAGAGGCACTTAAAGAAGGCAAGCGAGTACAACGCGCTGGTTGGAACGGGAAGGGGATGTTTATCTTTCTCGTGAACGGTAGCCAGTTCGTGGTCAACCGAGAACCTCTGCTGTCCATTCTGGGTGAGGGTACCACGGTAACGTACTGCCCTCATATCGATATGAAGACAGCGGACGGCAAGATCGTGCCTTGGCTGGCTTCACAAACTGACGTCCTCGCTGAGGATTGGGCTGAAATCCAACTGTAAAGGAGCCTGACATGGCCGCACCCTCTGGCCGTGTTTACTCGGCCTACGACAAAGAATATCAGGCACGTCCTGAACAGGTGGCGAAGCGCGTCAAAAGAAACGCTGCACGTCGCCTGATGATCAAGAAGAAGGGTAAACAAGCCCTCAAAGGTAAGGACGTGGATCACAAGAACGGGAACGCTACCGATAATCGGCGTTCAAACCTTCAAGTGATCTCCAAGAAGGCCAACAGGTCCAAGAAGTAACTAGAGGCCCTTGATGGGCAGCAGGCGCAATACCTGCACTCTTTTGTACCGTAGCTCAACTGGTAGAGCTTCCCACTGTTAATGGGACGGTTGCAGGTTCGACTCCTGCCGGTACAGCCAATCACGTCCTCTGACGGACACCTCACGCCTAGCAAGCCCCTCACACTTTAATGAGATCGTGTGAAGACTTGAAGCGCACCCCGAGGTGCCTCTCTGAGGTCGTGTGTGACGACGGTCACCACCTTCTCTCTCTCCCACCAAAGACAATAACAACACGAGAAAGCACGGCCCTCTGCGGAGGATAACCTGTGGGACGTGGCGTGAAGTCAAAGAGGGAAACCCGCGCATCCTGCGCATCAAACCCCAAAACTTTCACTCTACAATAGAAAGGACACGTAAGATGTCCAATGCTACTCCTTCCCGCGTCGGTCAGGCCAACGGCTCCGGTGCTACTGACGCCCTGTTCCTCAAAGTATTCTCGGGCGAAGTACTGTCTTCGTTCAACGCAAACACGGTCATGGCGGATAAGACCCGCGTCCGCAGCATCACTTCGGGTAAGTCGGCTTCGTTCCCGGCTATCGGTCGCATCACTGCGTCCTACCACACTCCGGGCGCTGAGATCACCGGTAAGACCGTTGAGCACGGCGAGAAGATCGTCACCATTGATGATCTGCTGATCTCGGACTCGTTCATCGCCAATATCGATGAAGCCAAGAACCACTATGAGGTTCGCTCTGAGTATAGCACCCAGATGGGCCAAGCTCTCGCTCAGACGTTCGACCGCAACCTCCTGTCGCTGGCTGTTAAAACCGCCCGTGCTGGTGAGACTGGTGCTGTCGCTGCTCAGGGCGCTGCTGTATCGACTAACCTCGGCAGCCTGACCCCAACGATCCAGACCATTGTGGACGCCCTGTACGCAGAGGCTGCTGCTATGGATGACCTGTTCCTCCCGGCCTCGGATCGCTTCGTGATCGTGTCGCCTGCAACCTACTACGGTTTCGTGCAGAACGACAAACTGCTGGATCGTGACTTCGGTAACGGCAACGGTTCCTACTCCGAAGGTGAGATCATGAAGGTCGCTGGTATGTCGATTGTGAAATCGAGCAACCTCGCTGTGGATCACACTTCGGACACTGTTGACTTCGGTACCAAGTACCAAGTTGACGCCTCGGACACTGCTGCTTTGGTCTTCCAGCGCGGTGCTCTGGCCACCGTGAAGCTCATGGAGATGGCTTCGGAATCCCAATACGACATCCGTCGTCAGGGTACACTGATGCTCTCCAAGATGGCTGTCGGTCACGGTGCGGTTAACCCGCAAGGTATCCGTGAGTTGCGTAAAGCAGTCTAACCAATTGGCCCCCCTGAGTTAACGCTCTCGGGGGCCTTTTTCGTTCACCTGAAAGGTCACCCCATGCCTGCTCTAATCTCTCCCACCACCGAACTCGAGGCGGTCAATGAATGCCTAGCGAACATCGGACAGGCTCCGGTGAGTACCATCTCGGGTGACCTCGGGGTGGACACTCAGATCGCTTTGAGTTTCGTCCGTTCCGTCAACCGGGAGCTTCAATCCCAAGGTTGGTTCTGGAACACCGAGATCAACTACCCCCTAACGCCGAATGGTGACGGGGACATCATCCTCCCATCGAACACGCTCTCCGTGGACAGCACAGGTGTTGACTCCTATCTCAACGTCGTCCAACGCGGTCAGCGTCTCTACAACCGAGATACCTTTTCATACACGTTCACCGACCCGGTCTACACCGAGTTGGTCGTGGGGTTGACCTTTGAGCAACTCCCCGAGACCGCCCGCCGTTATATCTCCCTCCGCGCCGCCCGCCTCTTTCAAGAGCGCGTCGATGACTCCGTTAGTCAGACCGATATGACGGATGAAGTGAATGCACTCAGTGTGTTGAAGGCCGAGCAACTGCGGAATGAGGATGTCAACATGCTCTCCGGCTCATGGTCGGTGTTTAGCACCCTGCGGAGGACTGTTTAATGGCCCTTGTCGCTAGTACCATCCCTAACCTTGTATCGGGGGTGTCCCAACAACCGGCACCCTCCCGACTGCGCACATCGGGCAGTGAGATGATTAACGGGTTTCCAACCATTGTCTCCGGCTTGATGAAGCGCCCACCGACTGAGTACGTCTCTGCGTTGAATACTGGTGCGGTCACAATCGGCTCAGACGCAGCCTTCCACACCATTGATCGATCTGCGACCGAGAAGTATATTCTTCTTGCAGGGGCTGATGGCCTCGCGCTCTTTGATGAGTTTGGTGTCGCTAAGACGATCACCTACCCAGACGGTACAGGGTATCTCCCAGCCTCTGATCTGTGGCGTAAGCTCCGCTTCATCACTGTGGCAGACACGACGTTCATCATGAACACCGACAAGACTATCGCCACAACGGCGGTGGCTGAGACCCGTAGTAACCCAGCCCTTAAGGGTACAGTATTCATTAAACAGGCTATCGCCTCTGTGGCGTATGCCATCTACGTGAATGGTGTGCTCTGGGCCACAATGACCACCAGTGACAACACAACGGCTGGGACAGCACTCGAGGGTACTGCAGAGATCGCCTCACAGTTGGCTGCTGATATGGTATCGAAGGGACACACAGCAACGGCAATCGGAGCCGCTGTCACCTTTACAGTCACATCCGGGGCAAAGATTGTACTCAGTGACGAGTTTGGTGGGAGGGCTATGTACGCTTACACCGATACCGTTCAGGAGTTTGACGACCTACCACCAACAGAGGTCGAGGGTCGTCTCGTGAAGGTCGCGGGTAACCTCGATAAAAACATCGGTGCATCCTACTGGGTATCATTCTCGAACGGTGTGTGGACCGAGGACGTTGGTTATAACGCTGGCCTCGAGTTTGATAAAAGCACGATGCCCCACATCCTCCGCAAGCAACCTGATGGTTCCTTCGTGTTCAGTGAGGGTGAGTGGAATGGACGCCCTGTGGGGGATACTGATAGCAACCCGGTCCCAACCTTCGTTGGCCGCAAGTTGAACGGTATGTTTCTCTTCAAGGGACGTCTGGGTTTCCTCTCCGAAGAGAATGTCATCTTCTCGGCCTCCGCGATCTTCGAGGACTTCTTTAGGACAACGGTCGTTCAGCTTCTGGCCTCGGACCCAATCGACGTTGCGTCAGCCACTGGACGTATCTCTACGCTGTACCACGCTGCTTCGTTCTCGGACGAGCTTATCCTCTTCTCAGATAAACAGCAGTTCCGGCTATCCTCGTCCACGATCCTCTCTGCGGAAACTGTGGGCATCACCAACAGCACCACATTCCCGTGCTCAACCTCCGTGGCACCCGTCACAATGGGTTCAAGCGCTTACTTCATGGCAGATGGGGCAACCCACACGCTTGCTCGGGAAATCTTTATCGACTCAAACCGGGAAACACTGAACGGTGAGAATATCGGTATCCAAGTCCCAACGTATATCCCGAAGAACATCAAGGCGATGGCGGCGAGTAGCACGAGTGACTCCCTGTTTCTCTTGTCATCCGACAACCTGAATGAACTCTACATCTACAAATGGTATAACAGTGATGGAAAGCGTATCCAGTCCGCATGGATGAAGTGGGCAATCGATCCCACAAAGGAAATCCTCGGTATGGGTTTCTTGGATAGCTACCTGTACCTCGTCTACTTAGTGGACGGTGCTCTCCGTATGGAACGGGTCCTCGTTGGTCCCACCATCGACAAAGAGTACCTACTGGACAGTCAGTTCGAGGACACAGACTGCACGATAGTTGGAGACACTGTGACAACCCCGTTCGCTTGGGCAGGGACACTGCAGTTTCTTAGTAAGGCAACCGGAGACACACTCCTCCCAACTAAGACCAACGACACAACCTACGTGTTTGCCGAGGATATCAGTGCGGGTTTCGTTGCTGGGATGAACTACCAGTTCCTCTACCGTTTCTCCCCGCAGTATCTCCGAGAGGACACTCCGTCAGGTGAGTCAGCGATCCAAGATGGCCGACTACAGATGCGGTACTACTCCGTGATCTACACCGATAGCTCGTATTTCGAGGCGTGGGTAACTCCCCTAAGTGGAGAGAAGAAGATCACAGTCTTCAACGGGAGAACACTGGCAGACCCTAGTAACATCGTCAACGTGATCCCACGGGACACCGGCGAGTTCAAGTTCCCTGTCTTTGGTCAAAACGATGACGTGATCGTCGAACTGGAGAGCAGTCTTCCATTCCGCTGCGCCTTTGGTTCAGTCGAGTGGACCGCAACGTACAAACCAAAAGCAAGAAGGATGAGGTAATGAAGGGTTTCGTCAGAAAATCAGTATGGGCAGACGTAGCCACAGTGGCCGCTTCCATGAGGGACGCTGACGTTGCTGAGATCAAAGCCTCAACAGGATCAACACCGGAAGAGGCCCTCTATAGGGGCCTTCTCCACACCGCCTTTGGTGGGCGGACAATGACTATCTGTCTCCCCGATGGAACACCTACAGCTATGTTTGGGGTGGCTCCGTCCGGGCAGGCTGATGTGGGTTACATCTGGCTACTCGCCACAAACGACCTCAAGAAGGTCCAAACGCAATTCATTCGAGAATGCCGTAGGTACATCGTTGAGATTTCTCAGGGGTACCGCGTGGTGTTCAACTTCACAGATGCTCGTAACACGCTCCACCACCGGTGGCTCAAGTGGACGGGCTTCACCTTCATTAAACGACACGAGAACTATGGGGTAGGTGGAAAGCCGTTCCTCGAGTTCTGCCAAATCACGGAGGCGGCATATGTGTGACCCAGCTACTCTAGGGATGGCCGCTCTCTCCGGTATCCAATCCATGTCGGATATCAGCGCCCAAAACGAAGCATCCGCGCAGAACCGCGCTAACGCACTGGAAGCCGCGAATAACGAACGGGAACAGTCCGACTTCAAGATGATTGAGGAGAACCGCTCGTTGATCCAAGGTGGTTTCGATGCAACCCTCGCTGGTCGGGCCAATGAGGCCGTTGCGTACACCTCAGCGCTCGAGAATGGCGTCCAAGGTGCGTCGATCAAGGCTCTCCTACGCGACGGTAAGCAGAAGACAGCACGGGGTGCGACACGCACGGGTCAGGAACTCAAGTCCCTCACCACGCAGCAGAGTGTGAACTACCGAGGCATTGACACTAAAACGCAGGGGCGCATCAACAGCGTACCAACCACAGGGTGGACCCTCGGTGACACCGCAGGAATACTCGCCCCAATCGTAAAATCACAGATGGAATAAATCATGGCACCACGCAGCACACGGGTAGTTCCCGAAACAGAGGTCCGGTCTCCAGCGAGGTCGTTCGCTCAGTCACTCGACACCTTCTACGCGCCCGCACGTGACCGACGTGGTGAGCAGTCCATCCAGCAGGGCGCTCAGGCGTTCTCAGCGATCCTCGGGGAGCAAGCCCAGCGCAACAAGGCAGAGCAACGCGCCGACGAGCTACAACAGGGTGTCCTCGATGCTATGCGGGAAGAGGCCGGTCAAGAACTCCTCGGGGTGAAGACAGGCTCGATCTTCCGGCAGCATTCAAAGTTCTACATGATGGGACTAAATGAGACCCGTGGTAAGGCTCGTGGTGCCAAGTTCAAGAACGACGTCGCACTCGCATACGAGCAGTGGGATGGTCGCCACATCGATGATGATGGAACCGCATTCCGTGAATGGATGAACGGTCAGGTCTCAACCTTCATGGGTGGCCTTGGCAACAACCAGTACATGATCGCCGGGGCGCTCCCAACGGTCAACGAGGTCGCCAACAACTTCGCAAGCAGACACACCGCTTTCACAGCCGCTCGGTTGGAAGAGGAGAGCTTTGCGGCCTATGACGAGATCGTCGCTGGTATCTTCACAGACCTCTCAGATGGTAAATTCACCATCATGGATGACATGGGTGAGGAGGGTACCAACTGGAACGCCGTGATCGACCGGATCGCGGAAGAAGCCGACGACATGTACACTACCGATGGCGCACAGGCCAACGACCGGATCGTGCAGTCGGCAATCCGTTACGCGAACATTAACAACGACCCTGACGCGATCCTAGCGTTGGCTCGAGCACACGACTCGGGGAAACTCAAGCTATCCCTAACCAACCGTGAGAGACTCGCGAACGGGATGGATGCTGTCGAGGCTGATATCGCTCGGAATACCTCCAAGAACAACGCCCGCACCGAAGCTGAGGACAAGGCCCGTCAGAAGGCCGCTCTCGACGGATGGGCTGCGACGTTGCAGGAGAACCCATACGCTGACCTACCATCATTCGAGCAGGTTGGGGATTACGCAACCTTCCAGAAGATGACCACACTGCAGGACGCTTTGATTAGCTCCAGTAAGGTGGAGAACCCAACGATCACCACGAACGCTCGGATCAACTTCGAGGCCCGCCTAGCTGACGCTGGGGACGCTGGGGAACGCTTGAAGGTCCTCACAGGCTTCGTCGCCGCCAACCCCACGGCCCTCTCCGGTTCTGACGTGTCGAGGTACATGGGTGAGATCATTAAACTGGATGATCCATCATCTTTGGTAAACGACCCGTTGGTAAAACAGTACCGCTCTGGCTTCGGTGAGATGCTCGGTCAGTTCCAGAACGACGACTATAGTGTTGAAAAGGTGTCGCTGCTCAAAACGATGGGTCAGCGCTACTACGACGACTACATGCTCCGTGCATCTGGTAGTGTCGATATGTCCGACCCAGAGGCGATCTCAGCGATCATCGATAAGGCCGAGGCGTTCGCTATCCGCACCCTGACCAAGGAGTTTCCATCGATGATGGCCGATGGTATGGGCGACCCAGAGGGTGCTCGTGGCGCTGCAGGGGGTGCTCTAGGTGTCCCACAGGCACTTGAGGCTGAACAAGCTGCAGCCGCAGCCGAAGCAGCGGCGATCTTCCAAGAGGATGCCGGTATCGTTCCCACTGGGGAGCAACCAGTCGTCCAACCCGATGAGCAGTCTGCAGTTCAACCAACAGTGATCGATCAGGTGGTCCAGAGTGCTACGCAGATCGCGCAGGACGCCGGTATTCTACCAACCGCTAAGGTTCCTCCTCACTCCACCACGGGTGCTCAGGAAGACGTGGGTGTGATCGATGATCCAGAAGTAGAGGACGAGGCTGAAAGCCAGAACCCCGAGGTGATCCGTTCCAAACCGGATAGTTTCTACCAAGAGGTTCTACGTCGGTTCACTGATGGAACAGATGATCGTGTCAACGTCAGCCCAAGTGTACTGGTGGAAACCGCTAAGCGTGTCTTGGGTGCAGACGAGAACGCCCAAAACTCCCTGATCTCCCGGTTCCTTGCTGATGGCGGTGTCAATCTTGACCCGTCCGAAACAGCTTGGTGCGCAGGGTTCATGAACGCTGTCCTCGCACAGAACGGTATCGATGGTACCAAATCACTACAAGCCCGTTCGTTCCTAAAATGGGGCGAACCTGTATCCACTCCCAAAGACGGTGACATCGTTGTCATCTCTCGTGGTCTCCGCGACGGGTGGCAGGGTCATGTGGGTATCTTCCAAGGCTTCGACGCCAATGGAAACATCCGCATTCTCGGGGGTAACCAAGGGAACGCTGTAAGTATCGCATCGTACCCCGCCGATAGGCTTCTCGGATACAGACGACCAACATCGGGGAAACCCAGCACCGCAAACACTCTCCAATCCCTCGCTAACGGGGAGTGATAATCAAGGAAACACCTATGGCTGATTTTGAAGTAATCCCTCAGCGTTCGCTCGATCACCTAATCGCGAACCCCTCCGTTGCCGCCCAATTCGATCAGGCATTCGGTAAAGGACGCGCAGCAGAGGTTCTGGCGTCACGCGACCCTAAACCAGAGCCGGTCGAGACAAGCGCAGAAGATGAAGGCTGGTCAGTCATAGGTGAAGCCACGCGGGCAGTCGTGGGAGGCGTCCGTGACGCAGCGCATGAGACCGCCAACTTTGCCCAGTGGGTGGACACCGCTGTTAACGATGCGGTGTTCGGTGAGGGTAAAGTTCTCACCTTGAATGGTGTCATCGACCGGAAGGACGCTCAGTTTGTCTTCGGTGATGGTGGCACCCTTGAGACCCCCGAGGTTGCACCCAACAAGACTATGGTGGGTGGCTTCGCACGGGGCGTGACGCAGTTCGTTACTGGTTACGCAACCTTCTCCAAACTGACGAAACTACAGGGCCTGAAAGCGGCCTTCCTGACCGGCGCAATCACCGACGCCGTAGTGTTCAACCCAGAAGACCCTAACATCACGAAGATGCTAGAGGAGTTCGGGGTGGAAACCGGCGCTTTTGGTGAACTTATGGCAACCGATCCAGAGGACCCAGAGTGGCAGAACCGTCTCCGCAATACGGGTGAGGGTATCCTGATCGGTGGCGTCATGGAAGCCATCGCATGGGGTGTTCGTCTTCGTAAGGCGACAGCCGCTGGTGACGTAAAGGGCGCACGTAAGGCAACCGCGAAGCAACTCGAGGCCCTAAAGGTACTCGACGACGCCATCTTGGAGAATGCCGACTCCGTTCGTTCCGACGCACTGGAAACCGTGAAGACCGAGAAGACCCTGTTCGCTAATGCGGTGGATGAGGCTGCTCCCAAGGTTCCAAAGGTTGATGTTGACGGTCAAATCCAGTTGGACCTCGGGGATACACCCACGGTTCGCCCAACGGTGACCGATGATATCCCTCCAGTGAAGAACCGCATCTACCTGACACCTGAGAAGGTCGAGAATATTCGCCTGCAGGGTGCTCTGGCCAATGGTGTAGACGCCACTGGTAAGGTTCGTGGGTTGTCGTTCCGATCCCTGACCACCACAGAAAGCTATGATGACGTTCTGGACCAAATGTCCGGTGTGTCTGCTGTGCTTGCTGACGAGTTCAACAAGATCAAGGGTGGTGACGTGCAGCGCTGGGCCTCTGTACGCGCTCAGGCTGCTGCACAGCTACGTCAGATGGCTCAGATGACAGGTGAGGCCCCAGAGGCTCTCATTGCCCGCTTCCAGAGCGCTAACGGAGGTGATATGGCCAAGTTGGCCGCTGAGATTCACGCTCAGTCCCGCTACGTGCTTACGATTGAGCAAGAGTTGAAGGATATGGCCAAGGTTATCTCCGACGCCGCAAGTGGTATGGAGTTCAGCTTGTCCAAATTCCCCGGAATCAGGGATATTGACGAGCTTCGTCTCGCTTTCAACCAACGTCGTGAGGTCGCAGCAAACCTGTTGGGCGGTCTCGACGGTAGCCGGTCGAACGTAGCCCGCGCCATGAACGCCATGAAGATGGTGAAGAAGGGTGACAAGGCTCTACGGGAGATGCTCCGTGATCCGTCGGCATTCAAGGATATCGACGCGGCTGCTAAGGCACTGGCCGATCCGGCAAACGCAGGTAAAGGCACAATGTCGACCATCGATAGTGCAATGAAAAGAGCCAGTGAGATCGGTGAGCGTATCAACACCTTCCGCATCAATGCGCTTCTGTCTGGTCCCGGCACCCAAGAGGTTAACTTGGTGTCCAACCTGCTACAGGCTATCGTTATCCCAACAGGTCAGGCCGTGGGTGGTGTGGTTACCGGCGATGCTCGGATGATCAAACACGCCCTCCGACAGCTTCAAGGTTCAGTTGCGGCCATGATGGACTTCCAACACACTTGGAAAGCGGTAGGTAAAGCCGGTTGGGAGAACCAAGGGGTACTCGACGCCTTCGAGGGTACCGTCGAGGAGGGTTTTGGTAAGGTCACCGGTATCAAGGCCGTTGATGAAACCATTAAGCTGCCCTCTCGGTTCCTTGTGACGATGGATGAGATGTTCAAACAATCCCAATATCGCGGGCGTATCTTTGCAGACGCACACGCTGAGGCAGTCGAAAAGGGCCTCAAGGATACCGCGAAATCGGATTACATCAAGAACTACATCAAGGAAAGCTACGACGATCTTGGTGGTGCCATCCGTGGAGAGGCTCTACTCCAAGCACGGCGGGCGACGTTCACTCAGCCACTAGAGGGACGTATCGCCTTGATGATCCAGAAGGCAGCGATTGATCACCCTATGATCCGCTTCTTCGTTCCTTTCGTCCGCACACCGATCAACATCTTGTCAGAAACCTACCAACACTTCCCAATCGTTGGTTTGACTTCTCGTCGGTTGAAGGCTGATTTTGCAGCAGGTGGTGTACGCCGAACTCAGGCGTTCGGTAAACAAGCGATGGGTACAGCCCTCGTGGCCGGTGCCGGTATGCTGGCCGCATCTGGTGTCATCACAGGATCAGGTCCACGTGACCCGCGCATCCGTAAAGTGTGGCTGAAGAACAACCAACCGTATTCGTTCCGCATCCAGAATGAGGACGGTACCGTTGAGTTTATGTCGTACGCAAGACTTGAACCACTATCCAACGTGTTCTCCATCGCCGCCGATGCAGTAGAACTGATGCAGGATAAGTACAACGAGGCGGAAGCCGTACCTGTAATCCATGCCCTTACTATCGCAGTCATGGAAAACACTGTGAACAAGACGTTCACGCAGGGTATCTCCGATGCAATGACAATGTTCACGGGGCGACCGCAGGAACAGGCGACAGCCGCACGTAACTTCGTGGCCTCGTTCGTTCCTAACGTGCTCAACCAGACCAACGGCGATGACGTCATGCGCGAAGTGCGCTCTGTTACTGATGCACTCATGAACCGCTCATGGTTGTACAACCAGTTGGACCCTAAGAGAAACGTATTGGGTGAACCAATCGTCCGCACCCTACCGAAGTATGACCCACTTGGTCTCACCGAGGCTGACGTGCGGGAGGTCGATCCGGTTCTCGAGGAGATCACCAAGGTAGCCATCCTCAACCAAGCGGTGGCTGATAGCCCATCGCGCAAACTAGCTGGACCAAACAAGCTCGATCTGAGTGAGATACCGTTCAGCGAAACCCAATCGGTCTATGACCGGTGGCTGGAACTCACCGGCACCGTCAAGATCAACGGGAGAAACCTGCGCGAGGAACTTGAGAAGCTCATCGACAGCCGCTCCTACAACGTCGCACCGGAAGGCACCATTGGTGTCAACGAGAAGACCAAGGGAGCAATGATTAGGAAAGTGATCGAGGCCTATCGTAAGAAAGCAAAAGGGACGTTCCCTCAGCTTCGCGAGATCATCAAGGCTGAGAAGCAAGGCACCGGCATCTTCCTCAAGAACCAACTGAAACGAAACCGAGAACTGTTCCCTCCACGGGACGTCAAGGTAACCCCTCGTCGGTCCTTTGAAGACCTGCTCAAATAAGAAAGAAGAAAACTATGGCAGCATCTGAAACAATTCTCGGTCTCATTCATGAAGCCGTAGCTGCAGACCTCCTTCGTCACATCCAGACGGGGGAGGCCTCACCACAAGTAATCGCTCAGGCCATCAAGTTCCTAAAGGACAACGGTATTGAGGCTGTAGCGGTTGGAAATGATAAACTCGGTCAGCTTGCGAAGAGTATGCCTGACTTCGACGCTGAGGAACCACTCCATGCAAAACACTGACAACCAGAGGTCGGTCTCTTCATCCGAACCTGTGATCATCGACCTCCACAACCGCATGGGGCGTCTCGAGGAAAGCGTGGCCCACTCCCGTCTCGAGAGCGCCCGCCGTGACGGACATATGGCCCTCTTGAAGGCTGACGTAGCCTCGATCCGGGGTGGTCAGGACAAAATCTACGCTGGTATCAATCGCATCCTATGGGCTGTGGGTCTCGCGGTGGTAGGGGCTGCTACAACCTTCGTGATGAGCGGTGGTTTTGTGATCATTCAACAACATTAATAAAAGGGAAGCAGTATGGCCTTTTCATCTAAAAGTTACGTCGGGAATGGCTCCACCACCGACTTCGCGGTAACATTCGATTACCTCGACAGAACCCACGTCGTCGTTCGGGTCGACAGGGTGGAGACTACGGCGGTGGGTGCTACGTACACATTCACTTGGTTGAACGACACAACCATCCGTGTCGAGACCGTCATCGATGGTTTGGCCCCCTCAGTGGGTGCAGAAGTTGAATTCATCCGGCGTACACCCATCGATACCCCTGCAGTTGTCTTCGGTGGGGGCGCTGCGCTCTCCTCGGAGAACCTCAACAAGAACTCCGAGTACCTGACGTTTGCCCTCCAAGAGGCAACTGATACCAACGAAGAGTTCACCAAGCTTTATCTGGGTGCGTTCGATACGGACCCACTGACGGATGGTGATGGTGAAGCGCTGCAGGTTGGGGCCGTATACTACAACTCGATTGAGAACGCCCTCTACTACTGGACCGGATCGGAGTGGATCATCGGGGAGAGTACGGTACAATCCCAAGCGGCTGCAGCTTCGGCTTTAGCGAGCGCTGATGTGGCCACGGCTCAGGCTGCTATCGCCACTACAAAAGCCTCCGAGGCCGCGTCGAGTGCCGCCAGTGCATCATCGGATGCCGCGCAGACCGCCGCTGATCGTGTCCAAACAGGTCTTGATGCGGTGGCAACGGCTGCGGATAGGGTCCAAACAGAGCTTGATGTGATAACAGCAGCCGTGCATGCTTCTACGGCCACTACGCAGGCCACTACGGCGACCACGCAGGCTGCTACGGCGGTCACACAGGCGGGTATTGCCACTACGCAGGCCGGTATTGCCACTGCTGGGGCTGACACAGCAACTACGCAAGCTGGTATCGCTACTACGCAGGCCTCTACAGCCACCACACAGGCAACCACAGCAACCACTCAGGCTGGTATTGCCACTACGCAGGCCGGTGTTGCTACTACGCAGGCTGGTATTGCAACTGATGCGGCCACGTCAGCCGATACGGATGCCACTACGGCCACCACTCAGGCTGGAATTGCCACTACGCAGGCTGCTACGGCGACCACGCAAGCTGGCATTGCTACCACGCAGGCGGGTATTGCCGCTGATGAGGCCACTACGGCCACTACGCAGGCTGGTATTGCGACCACAAATGCCGCCACGGCGACCACTCAGGCTGGTATTGCCACTACGCAGGCTGGTATCGCTACTACGCAGGCCTCAACAGCAACCACGGCGGCCTCAACGGCCACTACGCAAGCTGGTATTGCCACTACGCAGGCGGGTATCGCTACTACGCAGGCTGGTATTGCCACTGACGCTGCGGCTGAGGTCGATCTGTACACGTTGGATGCAAACACCGATATCGAAACTGACACAAGCCTCACATACGCTGGTATTGTGGTGGGGAATTACGTCAACATTCGTGATAACGGTGCGGTGTTCCAAATCGTGTCGCTCGGTTCGATGGATTATGACCGGGCTACGGCGGGTGGTGTGCTGCTCAAACTTAGCTCCGCCACGCGTTCGATTACCCCGGCGATGTTCGGGGCGTTCGGTGTCGTGTCTGTTGGCGACTTGGACATCGTTGGCACCTCGGGTATCACCGATGAGACCTCCAAGTTGCAGCGCATGTTTAACCACGCAATCAAGTGGGGCTGTGAGATCGATGTCGGCACCACTAACCGGGACTATGGCATTGGTTCTACCATCACGCTGGTCCCACAGGAGAGCCGTAACAAGGGTAATATCACCGCGACAAGCGATGGTGGCGCACTGCTGGCCCTCCACTTCTCCAACACACCAAGTTTTACCATCAAGAACCCCGGTAACGCTCGGTTTGTTGCTGTTGCAGGCATGAACTCCATGTTCAAAGTCAGCAACCCGACGGCATTCGTGTCAACACCCCCGTACTGGATGGAGTGGGTTGGTGTGAACGCTCACGGCGCTGGTAACGCCTTGGTTTTCGTCGAGACAGAATGGTCGTATCGCAACAAATACACCAACTGCAAGGTCTTTGACTTTACGTATGGGTGGCAGGCCAAGTGGGACGCGGGTTCCCTGTGGAAGGACAACGAAATCAACTGCACAAGCGCTGCTATCTATCTGGATAACGCCGGGGATTGTAAGGTCTCAGGTGGCGACATCTTTGTGCAGGCGGCAGGTGTCCTCCTCGGGGGTGGCAACAACACTCGCATCGAGGGTGTAACCTTCACGGGCAACGGTGCCGCTGGTTCGCGGTATGGTGTTCAGTTGTTTGGCGGGTCTACCGTCGTTACCAACTGGCGCAGCCGCTCAGTCCACGTGTCCGACTGTGAACACGCTGGTTTGGATTACCTGATCTACGGTGTCGATGGTGACGCGGATGGTGTCAAAGAGATATTCAACGTGACCGCCACGGACAACCACTATGTCCGCACGGCTTTCCAGCAGAATGGGAAGTTCGCTTACTTGAAGAACGCCGTTGGTGTCCACTTCAAAGGCAACTCTCATGGTGACCTTCTGAACGCGGCGGGTGCTGGACCCTCAATCTATATCGAAGGTGGAGAAGCCCTCGATATTGATGACGTCATCCAAAACACTACAGGTACGGCCATCCATCTCAAGTCGTGTTATGGTGGCAGTATCCGGTCGAGGTTCTCGGATTGCGCCAACACGATTGCCGAGCCGATTATTTTGTTGGAAAATTGCAATGAAATCTCGGTGGTCGGGTGTTCCGTCCGGTGGCAAGCGGCATCCCCTGTGGTTACCGCATTCGTGCAAGAAACAGGGACTTCAAACCGAAACCGTGCGATGGACAATGCCATTGATACGACAAAGCTCGTACGCCCGTATATCAGGCTTGGTGCTCAATCCATCCTGTCCCACGAATATTGTGGTAGTACCACGTTCAACCCCGGCACAGTAGCTGGCGGCGCGGGCGGTACAATCACTAATATTTCAGTATCGGGCGCTCGTATCGGTGACTCAGTAAGAGTGTGTCCGGGCCAGAACATTAAAGGTTTGCAACTGTTCCCGTACATCACCGCCAGTAACCTCGTCAACCTCGCGTACAAAAACGAAACAGGTGGGAGTCAGACGCTCGATAGCGGATGGATGCGTGTAATCGCTACGTCTTCGTAGGGCGGCGGTTACACCAACTCCCTCCACTATTCCCAAAGGAGAACCTATGTGTAACACGAAAGAACCCAGAGTAAACGGGGGGGTCAACTCGGCCCCCTCACGGGTTGAGAACATCGACTTCATCAAGGCGCATGAGGCTCTACGCCTTACCGCCTACATGCCAACCAAGAATGACGTGTGGACGATTGGTTACGGACACACCAAGACCGCTCGAAAGGGCATGACGATCACAGAGAGCGCCGCAGAGAGCCTTCTAAGGGGTGACCTTGCGTGGGTGGAGGCTACCCTAGCCAAACACGTCAAGGTACCTCTCACGCAGCCCCAGTACGACGCTCTGGCCTCGTTCATCTTCAACCTCGGAGCTACCAACTTCGCCAAGTCCACGCTCCTCCGTAAACTCAACGCTTCCGATTACGTAGGGGCTGCGAATGAGTTGCCGCGTTGGAATAAGCAGAAGGGGAAAGTCCTTCGTGGGTTGACCAAGCGGCGGGCTGAGGAGCGGCAAATGTTTTTGAAAGGAACCAAATGACCAATCAAAAGACGTACAAGAGGGAGGTCGGGGCTTTACTGCTCGCGGCCCTCTTCGGCTTCTTCACGTGGGGTGTGTTCGTTGCTGAGGCAAAGCAGATCGCTGAGTTCCTGACGCTCCCTGTCTTCACATTCGCTGGTGGTGCGTTCGCCATCGACGCCGTGTTCAAGCAGGGTAAGTGATGTTCACATCCCTAATCACTTCACGCCTCGGGAAAATCTTGGGTGTCATTCTGTTGGCCTGCGCACTGTTCTTCGGCTTGATCCAGTACGGAAAGGTCGGGGAACAGAATGACCAACACATCAAGAAGCTCGAGGAGTATACCTCCACCAAACAAAGGATCGAGGATGTTAAAATCTCTCCCACTCGTGATGCTGCTGTTGAGCGGCTGCGCGGGAATGGTCTCATCCGCAAAGGCGATATGTGAGATCGAGAAACCCACGTTCACCGAGAAGGAGGTCAGAAGTCTCTCCGACCAGACCCTCTTCGGGGTGGACCGTTTCTTCACCCAATACGACGCAGGTTGTGACGCTCTCTAAGCGCCCCTGAGAGCGCCATAGCGCCTCTAAGCTACCCGTACACCCTAAACACACACATGAGGCCTCCTGAGCCATCTCAGGGGGCCTCTACGCGTTCTATGGAGGCCCAATGGCTCAATATCTTCTTCCCGATATCCGCATCACTGCCGGTATCCCCGACACAGAGTTCCACCGCAAGATCAGGGCCGACTTCAAGGTGTTCCTCTGGTATCTCCACCAACACCTCGGCCTCCCAGAACCGACCCCTCTCCAGTATAACCTCGCTGACTTCCTACAGTACGGCCCCAAGCGCTCTGTCATTCAGGCCTTCAGGGGCGTTGGGAAGTCGCACGTGACCGCAGGCTTCGTCGTTTGGTTGCTCCTGCGTGACCCCCTATTTAAGATCATGGTGGTCTCGGCCTCGAAGGAACGCGCCGATGCGTTCTCCACGTTTACCCAGCGTTTGATCTGGGAGATGGAAGGCCTCGAATACCTACACCCACGCCCCGAACAGCGCCAATCCAAGATCAGCTTCGATGTTGGGCCTGCAGTGGCCGATCAGTCCCCCTCGGTGAAGTCCGTGGGTATCACTGGTCAGCTTACTGGCTCTCGTGCCGACCTGATCGTGGCCGACGATATCGAAGTCCTTAACAACGCCTTCACCCAGTCCGCTCGGGACAAGCTATCCGAGTCCGTTAAGGAGTTCGACTCCGTTCTGAAACCTCTACCTCATGCACGTGTCGTCTTTCTAGGTACCCCTCAGACTGAGGACAGCCTCTACGCCAAGCTGCCTGATCGTGGCTACGAGGTCCGTGTGTGGCCCGCACGTATGCCTGACGACAAGATGAAGGCAGCCTATGGGGATACCCTAGCCCCGTTCATCACACGCCTCCCATACGCCGTTGGAAGCCCCACAGACCCCAAGCGGTTTGACGATAAGGACCTGACCGAACGGGAAGCCTCGTATGGCAAGGCTGGCTTCATGATGCAGTTCATGCTCTCGACCCAACTCTCGGACCTCGAAAGGTTCCCGTTGAAGGTTCGTGACCTGATTGTAATGCCCATCGACGGTGACACCGCACCCTTGAAGCTTCAGTGGGGGCCTCTCGAGGACCGTGCCTACCGAGACGTCCCATGCGTGGCCATGCGTGGTGATCACCTCTACCCACCGATGAACGTCGGTACGATCACAGCAGAGTTCTCCGGGTCAGTACTGTCTATCGACCCCTCCGGTCGTGGTGCGGATGAAACTGGTTATTCTGTCGTCAAGATGATCAACGGTTACCTCTACGTGGTGGCCTGTGGTGGTCTCCCCGGGGGTTACGACAGGGACACTCTGGTGGAACTCTCCCACATCGCTAAGAAGCACAAGGTGAACTATGTGATCACCGAGAGCAACTTCGGGGATGGTATGTTCGTTGAACTGCTCAAACCAGTGATGGCCTCGATCTGGAAGTGTGCCATTGAGGAGGTACGCCACAGTAAGCAGAAGGAACGTCGGATCATCGACACCCTCGAACCAGTGATGATGAGCCACAAGCTCGTGATCTCCCCCGAGGTGATCGAGGAGGACTACCGGACTGTACAAGCGTATGAGCAGTCCATACGTCAATCCAAGATGCTGATCTATCAGATGACCCGTCTGACCAGTGAACGTGGGTGCCTACGACATGATGACCGCCTCGATGCCCTATCGATGGCTGTTGCCTACTTTACTGAACAGATGGCACGTGACGAGAACATGGGGATCGAACAGGTCAAGGCCGATGCACTGGACAAGGCTCTGGAGGACTTCATGAGGATCGCTATAGACCCATCTGGAGCACGTGGCGACTCCCCCGGTGGGGGTTGGGTTAACCGTTATACATCAGTAGGTTAAATTACCCCTCCCCTATGATAAGTATGTACCCAAGGTTAACCTCTAGTATAGGCCTAGGGAAACACATCAGGGACACTGTACGTTCACCTGATGGTAACTATAGGTTACACGATAAGATCGACGGTGAGGTTCCCCTGAGTGCAGACCATTACCAGTAACCAACCAACCAACCACCCCACGCAGGACACCTGAAGTTCACTCGAAGTGTTCTCTAGGTGCTCCTCGGGGGTCGATTGGATTATGGGTCAAAAATTCGTGGAGGTATATATACGTGAGCCTTCCTCGGCTACCCCCCTGTGGGGTCGCTATTTGCACCGATTTGCACCGATAGGCACCCCATGTCACACCGGAGTGTCACAAGGCGCGGGGAAACCCTTTGTTTACTGGGCAATCCAGATGGAAAGATACCACGCAAGGGTGCCGATGGTCTGCTATGGGCGGTCTCTAGGCGGTCTCGGGGTTCAGGGTCTCTCTGTCTTATCCAACCTTTTTTGCGATAATGTTATATTGTAACACTCGAGGCACCTCGCGCACCCACACGCACACGCGCACCCGAGCGTACACCCACGGGTGCATTCCATTAGCCCCCAAGAAAAACCCACAGATACACCGACAGGCCATATCGAGATAATCACACTAGCCGCGCGGGTCAAAGTGATTCGTTTTGGGGGTCTCGGGATGGTCTAGATGGTCAAAACATCGGCAACACACATCGGCAAACCACACGAAACTAATGGAAATTGCATTTTTGTTTCGCAGCAATATCAACAGGTTAAACGATATCCATCCTTTTTTGTGATAGTTTCTCAAAAATAACTCTTGCGATATCCGACTGAATGCT